TAGCGTTCCCAGATTGTCAGCGCAGTAGCGCGACGCTCTTCGAAAATCGATTCGATATCTTCCATCGGGACTTGTACCCCGTTCCGGCGAAACCCATTCCGCCAGGTGATGCGGTCTTGTGTTCTCATTGGTCTTTCCTCGGTACAGGTTAAACGCTGGTCAGGCGTTGTGTTTCTCGCATAGCTTGCAATGCTCTGGCGACTTGCTGCGGCCCATCTCTGGCGTCGAGTAACAACGCGATAATCGCCGCGGCAAACTCACGAATGGCCACACAAATTAAATACTGGGTGGACATACCCAAGCGAGCGTAACGCTCTGCCGGCAGCGCCGCTTCCATCGCTTTGACCAGCGCCAGAGTTTTGGCTCTCGCGGCTTTGGTCTCGCCTCGCAACCAACGAAAAATTTGTTGGCGGTTGTTGTTGATTGCCCGCCAGTCGGCGTTTCCATCTGCATCTTCGATCTGGTGCAGCTTCAGCGAACCGGTATTACCACCAAGACGAAACCACATGCGGCTTATCTCGATAGCAACCAGCTCCTGCCCGCTTTCCGCTGCCCAGTTAAAGATCTCTCGTTTAAGTTCTTCGAGGTATTCCACTTCGAGCGTCTCCTGTCGCTGAAAATTGATTAAGCGTAATCAGATTTCGATAACGCAGATTGTTAAGCTGCATTCTGTTCCGGAAGTCCGTCAGTTGGTTTTCGGTAAATATTGGGGAGTAGATCATGCGGTGTTACTTGATAGCCAGTTGCAGCGGCCCATTTCAATGCAGTTGCAGCACCAAGTAGGCATTTTCCTGATGCAACGCGACTGACATAGCCCTGCGTCTCGCCAACCACTTGAGCGAAATCCTGCTGGCGAACGCCAGAGGTCTTTAGATAGGTTTTAAGATCCATTTGTCCTCCTAGAATGTATGTGACACATGAATATTAGTATCACGAATATAGAAGTGTCAATAGTTACACGATTGGGAGGAAATTAATTTTACGAATAATATGGGCACCATGAGAAAGAAAACGCTTGATGCAGCTGAAGCTGATGCAGCCCAAAGGCTGCGTGACATATGGAACGAGAAAAAAGTAACTTTACGTCTCACTCAGGAAAAGGCGGCAGACGCTCTCGGCTTTAGCACGCAGGCTACTGTTAGTCAGTATTTGAATGGCAGCATTCCACTAAACACAGATGCGACATTAAAATTTTCAGCTCTTCTGGGCGTAAAACCTGAGGACATTAGGCCAGACCTCGCTGAACTAATGAATTATGTCAGGAAATCAGGATCCCACGTTCAAGATTATTCAGCTGCTGGCTGGCGACTTCTGAAACCAGAAGAGGCACAATTAGTAGAACTGTACGAAAGACTTCCTCTGAGCGAAAAAGAAAGGCATCTATCTGAATTAAAAGATAAAGTTAGTGGATTCGACCGCCTTTTTGAAGAACTTCTAGCCACAAGAAAACAATAAATCCCCCTCCAAAGTAATCCCGCATCGTCGGGATTTTTTTTATCCTTTTTTATCAATGGCATACAAAAAATATTCGCATTACGATTATTTTTATCTTGACCACAAATATACGCATAACTAATATCTACCACATCAACGACGCACTAACCACGCGGCAGTTGTTCAGAAACAGTTCTGACAGTCCGGAAAGACGGGCACGAATTCTTCGGGTCGCCGACAGTACGATGACATGCGGGAAAGACCGCAACGAACATCCATTGCTGTGTGTAGTCTTGGCCCGGGCGCCCCGGGCATTTTTTTAACACAGTAACGATTTATGCGACCCTTCAGTGAAAACTGAAGCCCTCGAAAAGAGGGACCCTGTGAGGAAAGACCAGTGAGCCTGACCAGCTCTGGCGCCGGGAAAGACCGGGAGGAAAGACCAATGACCAACGGGCATGACCAGCCCTGACAGCCGGGAAAGACCGGCAACCTTTAGATGGCAAAAGGCCCGCACAAGGCGGGCCAGTTACCCCGAACGGTGACCAAACCATTCGGACTTATCACAAGCGACCAAGCTTGTGATGAGGAAAGACCAATGCCGACAGAGTCAACACTGATCGGCTCTGAGTATACATCAACAAGGAGTCGCTATGGAAGCGCTTACCATCCCCGTAACTGTTTACGTTATGGCCACAACGAACCCATATCTACCAACGTCTTATCACTCATTCACCTGTGACATGTCACAGCAATACCCTGATCTGTATGTCCTCGTGACTACCAAAACGGTAGAGGTTGCCATTCCGGCTTTAGAGCCAATCGACATTATTGGTATGCAGGTTAATGCCCTTCGCGCGAAGAAAGAGAAAATCTCTGCCGAAGCAAAGAAGGAGCTGGGTGTTATTGAAGACCAGATTCAGCAGCTGCTGTGCATCGATCACTCTCCGATTGAAGAAAGCGACGTACCGTTTTAATTAACCGGCGCGTGACCTGCGCCAGAAACCAAGAGGAAAGACCAATGACCATCTACAACGGCTTATTTGAGCCAAAGAAATCGGCGATTAAAGACTGCGGCGCCGTGCAGCTGGCGATCGCCATCGATGCGCCAAACAAAAAAGTGGCCGAAAGCATTATGACCGGCAAACTCTGGGAATCATACCCGGCCAATGGTGACAACTATTTCAAACCGAAACTGTGGGAACACGTTGAAGGCCAGCCGCTGCCGCCCGTTGGCCAGTTCGATGAGTCATTCGCCCAGCAGCATACTTTTGACGGTGAAAAATGGGTTTCTACTGCGCAGGATAGCGCTTCCGGAAGCGGCGCTGGTTTACCTGCCGACGATGAAGTGATCGACCTGATGACCGTTTCCGCTGAAGAACGCTTTGCTGCCGTCCTGCTTTTTAGCACCGCGGCGATTGATGGCCATCTTTATTCTCAGGTTGTGGATTATCTGGATAACCTGAAAAACCACGATGGGGAATTTGAAGAGGTAGATCGCTTTAACTTTAATGTGCTGTGCGCCCTGCAAAATAACTTCCCGGTTCAAAGCATGCATGTGGAAGGTCTGAATAACCTTGTCCAGGGGATTTTCTCCCACTTTGAAAACCAGACGCCAGGCAAAGCGGCTATCTCTCAGTTCGTTAAACGCTGGCTTGAGAATCCGGGCAAGCGCGACGAACTGGCCCCCGGCGTATATAAAAATACCGCTCTCAGCACCAGCACCGATGATAAAACACCCGTGGTAATTTCTAAGCGCGGGTATAAACACACTTATGCAACGCTGGATCAGGAGATCGCTACCGCCCTTCTCCCGCTGGCGCCTGATGCGCCGGTACTATCCGGAAACCTTCTGGACGCTAAGAAGATGATTTCCGATGACCGGGAAGATTTTAAACGCTGGTCAGCATCGCTGCACACCACGCCGCAGATACTCAAATACGACCGCGCCAGCATCTTCGGTGTGGTACAAAACGTACCGGCGAAAGATACCTACCATTTCCCTGACAGCCTGCGCCGCCATATCGATTCATGGCTGGCGGCCAACGGCCGCTTTGAGGAAACCGAGACAGGATCCGTTAAACAACCAGAGGCGACGCAAAATACCGCCTCAAACGTGGGCGAAAAAGTGGAAGCGCCGCAGCCGGTTGTAACCGATACCCAGGCCAAACAGGCGCGTGAGACGCTCAACGATATGGGCTATGGGGTATATGCATCTGGCGAGGGGGCTGAGCCGGAAGAGAAGTTAAGCGTTAAGGCTGAAAAAGTGGCAGGCGAAGCCGCTCGTTTGGCTCGTGATATCAACCTCAAAGATCGCATGCCAGATGCCGGAGATTTGATTCCAGCAACTCAACCAAATGAAAATATAGCCTCAAAACAAATTGAATCATATCTATCTGAATTGAGTGACGACCAGGCCAAAGCAAACCTTAGTGTCTGGAATCGAGTCCAGCGCACAGATCCGGCCTTCGTCGAAAAGAACAGTTTCGGCGCAGGGCTTCACTCAATCCGGGCGCAGTACATGCTGATGCGCGCAACGGAAGTTTTCGGAATGGAAGGAACCGGTTGGGGCGTTGATATCAAAGAAGAGCGCATAGATCGAGGTGTGCCGCTTATGGAGCCAATACAGGACCAATCAGGAAAAATAATTGGCCAGAAACCGGTAAGGGACGGGGATGGCTCATTATTCTGTTTATCCGTACATACAATTCGGATTGAACTCTGGTACCTGCGAGACGGAAAGAAGGGGCGCATTCCGGCCTATGGACATACGGATTACATCACCAAGGGTGGTGATGGTGCATTAAAAATGGAGAAAGAAGCCGCCAAAAAATCACTGACTGACGCTACAACCAAAGCACTATCCCACCTCGGATTTGGTGCAGACGTTTACATGAACATGCATAACGACAATGAATACACTTCAAAATTGAATGAGATATTCGAAATCAAAAAAGCCAGCGAAAACATTGAAGATATAGTGCGACTTCGTCAGGAATTAGACGACGACCTTACCTCCGTTGCTGAAACCCTATCTACTGGCGTGTCTGTTAACGAAGTTGAAAAGGTGTTTGGCACTATTGCCCGAAAACTCGAAGTGCACCGCAAGGATGCAGAATCAAAAGGTGACACTCAGCGTTCTCGGTACCTCAGTGGCCGGTTGCGCCGCCTCACTGATATAAAAAATGGACGTATCGCCGAACTGAATAAATCCGAGGAGAAAGCATAATGACTTCCACCACTGCTATTGCCATCGCTGCCGACTACCAGAGCTTGCTGCAACTGCTGGAAAGCTCTGATGAACTGACTCCGGAAATGATCGCTGATACGTTGGAAGGTCTGGAAGGTGCGCTGGCCGATAAACTGGATGCGGTCATGGTGATCAAGCGTAACTATCTGGGTAACGCCAACACCTGCGATGATGAAATGAAGCGCCTGGCTGCGCGCAAGAAATCCTTTGAAAATAAAGATAAGGCCCTGAGTAAGTATATTCTGTTCTGCCTGATGGCGGCCGGGCTAGATAAGCTGAAAACAGCCAAAAACACGTTTACTGCCCGTAAAGGTAGCGTCAGCGTCATCATTGATGATGTTGAAAAAATCCCTGACGAAATTGATGGTATTCAATTGGTCGATGTAAAAACAGTTATTATCCCAGATAAGAAGGCAATCAAGGATATCATCGAATCGGCACAGGCAGCAGCGGCTCAGATTACCGCTGACGGCGGAGAGATACCGGAAGAGCTGTTAAAACCAGTGCCGGGCGCTCACCTTGAGATTGGCGAACGTTCATTACAGGTGCGCTGATATGCTGAAACTCACACTGAAACGAGGCGACGCTCTTCACGTCGTGTTTCCGGATGGTACTAACGGGATAATCGAAGCCTGCGCACGTTGCGAACTGGCTATGCATTTCCCGCGTAGTACCAAAATCACCCGCGAAAATGGCGCGTTCCTGAATAAACCAAACCTGATTAAGCATAATCAGAAATAAAAACTAACCATCGCTAGCATAGCTGCCCCTTTGAAAACGGAGAACGCTATGCTGCGATGGCAACCGGGAGCTGTATTGCTCTCAGATTTCGATATCAAGATTGGCCGGTTATCCGCCAGCGTACGAAAGAAGACCCTGACCAGGACTGAAATCGAACGCGCATGCGAAGAAGCTGATAACGCGATAGTCGGCATGATGAGGAAAGACCATGCGACACGAAAACGACATCATCTCAAGGGAGGAGATGATTGAACTAACCGGAACCACTCTTAAATCCAGGCAATGCGAAGCACTGCGCCGGGCTGGTATCTTCTTCATAGAAAGGGCTGATGGACACCCAAAAACAACATGGGGCCACTTCACTAACCCGATAAAATACCGCAACCAGAACACCGAAGAGTTGCAGGAAGAAGAACCAGATTTCGGCGCGGTATTCAATGGCCGGAAAGCGTAAAAACCCTGCCGATAACTGGATGCCGCCCCGCGTCTACCGTGGTAAAGCGGCATATGAATTCAGGAATAAGGATAACAAGGCTATCAGGCTATGTGCGCTCTCAGAGCCGCAGTCAGCCGTTTGGTTGGCCTATGAAAAAGCTGTGGGTGAAGAAAAAGAGAGGAGAACCTTTCAGACTCTTGCCGATCAGTTTATGTGCTCCCCTGATTTTATGGATTTGGCAGCTGAAACCAGAAAAGACTACGTAAAGTATTCAGGCAAAGTTCTACCCGTTTTTGGGAAAATTAACCCTGATAAAATTAAACCTGAACATATCCGCCGTTACATGGATCAGCGCGGCCTATCCAGCCGAACTCAGGCCAACCGGGAAAAGAGTTTTCTTTCGCGGGTATTCCGCTGGGGTTATGAGCGGGGTTACGTTCAGCATAATCCCTGTCAGGGCGTTAAGAAATTCAAAGAGACGGCCAGGGAGCGTTACATCACCGACGAAGAATACAAAGCGGTTTACGACGTTGCTCCGGACGTGGTTCGCGCCACCATGGAAATCGCTTATTTGTGTCTGGCCAGACAAAGCGATGTGCTGGCTTTGACTGAAGACCAGATACGCGAAACCGGGATCTTTATCCGCCAGGGAAAAACAGGCGT